TCCAACGTGAACTGGTTCGCGTACCAGACGAGCATAGAGATTGCTCAGGGTGCTCACAGTCTCCTGACCATCAGCAACTTGTACGGCAACATCTATGTGAACGCCCTTGGTCTTTATTAGCAACGTGAATAGGTATACGTATAACAGTGATACTACGATCAACGTAGGAAGCCATGCGATCATGACGTTTTCCAATTTACACGGGAGTATCTACGCGGATCGGAAGATTAGTTATGCGAGTCCCTACATTTTCAATAGTCATATCACGCTTTCTGGAAATGTAAATAACTTTTTTATGTAATCCATACTTTATATAAACATTTTTAAAACCTAAGTGACAGTAGTGTACTCAACAATCAAACAAATATGAATACTTTCTGGTCACGAAGTAAGAACCCGGTGCACCGCTACCTGTCCAACTTTCAACCGTGTCCCTTAGTGATACCCAGTGACTTTTTCGTTTCATATGTCACTGGATATACCTTTCCCTCGGTAGAAAGCGCGTTCCAGGCTTGTAAGTATGCGTATTCAGATGGGCCCGTGCATATTCATGAGCTTATGGGGTGTTCGGCCAAGGAGGCAAAGTCTATGGGTTCGAATGGTGGCATGAAGAAGCGCTGCACGACTCTTGACGTGAAAACGTGGAACATTGTTTCGTACGAATGTATGAGTGAGTTGTTGAAACTCAGGTTTGAACAGGACCCACAGTTTAGGGAGACCATTCTTGACGCGGATGGAAAATTTTACCATATAGAAACAAGATCCCCTTACATCTGGGGTGGGTGTATGAAGAATGGTGTGTGGGTGGGACAGAATAGATTGGGTGAGATTGTTAATAGCTTAAAAAAATAAAAGTACTATATATAAACATGTCCGGTGGAATTGCCCAACTCGTTGCCATTGGTGCCCAGGATGCACACATCGTCGGGAAGCCCGAGGTTTCCTTTTTCCGTTCCAACTACAAGCGTCACACGAACTTTGCCCAGACCGTCGAACGTCAGGTCATCCAGGGCAACCCCGGTGCCAATGGTATGTCCACGGTCCGCTTCGAGCGCAAGGGTGACATGCTCAGCTATGTGTACCTCGCCCCCAACAACGGGACCAGTGCTGTGAAGTTCTCCCCCGCCGACTGGATCGGTCAGATTGCCAAGGTGGAGCTTCTCATCGGTGGTCAGGTGATCGACGACCAGACCTCCACTTTCTCCCAGTACATCGCACCGACCATCCTCGCCCAGAGCCTCACCAAGTCCAAGACTGGTTTCGCCGAAGCTGCCGAGAGTAAGTTTTACCCCCTCCGCTTCTCCTTCTGTGAGAATTGGCAGTCCGCCATTCCCCTCATCGCCCTCCAGTACCACGACGTTGAGATTCGCATCACGTGGGGTGCTTCCCTCTCGAACAAGTGGGAGTGCTACGCCCACTACGTGTACCTGGACACTGACGAGCGCGTGGCGCTTGCGGCCGCCCCTCAGAACATGCTCATCACCCAGACCCAGCGTGCGATCGCCTCGCAGTCCAGGATCCAGGAGATTAACTTCAACCATCCCGTGAAGGCCCTGGCGACTGCCGACGGTTCGCCGCTCACCATCGCTGGTGTTAACAACAAGCTGAAGCTGCAGATTAACGGCACGGATGTGACGGACTTCAAGTACGTGGATCCCCATTTCACCGCCGTGCCCGCCTACTACCACACGAACGCTTCCAAGGATCAGGATGGTTCCGGAGACAATAATAAGCTGTTCCTGTACCCCTTCTGCCTCGACACCTGCAAGCTCCAGCCCACGGGTTCTCTGAACTTCAGTCGCATCGACTCCGCTCGCCTCGTGTGCGACACTGCCAATCACGAGGATGACATTTACGGTGTGAACTACAACATCCTCAGAATTGAAAATGGGATGGGTGGACTTATGTACTCGAACTAAAAAAACTCGGTACTATATAATGAACACCACAATTGTAGTCCTAACCATCCTCGTCGTACTCATCGTGTTTAACCCAGACCCAAATAAATTACCGAAGAGGCGAACGATTTGGAATGGGTTCCGGACTTCACCGACTGCATAAGCAGTCGATTGTCAATTCTTTTCCCCACCAACAATAATATGTGGATACTCTTCTTCCTCGCCGCCTTTATATTCCTCCTCACATACGACCCGAAATCGGGGACGTTAAATAAGTATGTTGAACTCCCCGATGCCCCATGTAAAGATGGACACTACCAGGAAGTTCAATTTGCCCAAAAAGGATATCAATGTCCCAGTACCGATAAAACCCAGATGGGTGCTATAATATCTACTTAAAAGCAAGATGCACTATTGAATTAGAATGTTTGCGTTTGACCGTGACACTGCTACTCTCGTCGCTGTTGCCGTGTGCATCGCCGCGACTGTCTACCTGTTCAAGGAGCTCAAGAAGACCAAGGAGGAGTTTACCACTGCCAAGGAGGAGTTTACCACTGCCATGGCGGAGAAGCATCAGCAATCCGTGGTATACACGGAGGTCCCTCATTTGGCGCCTGCTCCGGTGGTGTCTACCCCAGAGCCGACACCGCCGAAGGTGGCTGTGACGCGCAAGAAATCTGTCACCATCGCTGAGAAGGAATCGTCTGAATAAACATATTAGGAGATTATAGAATTGCCCCGAGCAATGAAGAAACACAAGGCTATCGCGATACCAGTAACTTTTACGGGTGGTACACCCAGGTTTCTCACAGTGAGGGACCGACGATTTAAAGAATGGATATTTGTTACAGGAGGCTGTAGGCGCAGGGAGATATTTTATCCACTCCGTTGTGCACTCAGGGAATTAGAAGAGGAGACTCGGGGTGTGGTGTCCCTTAAAAAAGGTGAGTACACGAGTTTTACATTTACAGTGAAAGAAAGTCCCCAGGTAGATTTAGAATATTCAGTTTTCATATTTTATGTTAATTACTCACTTACTGACCAGGTTGATTTGGTGAAACAATTTAACGATGAGAAATACAAGATGCACACCAAGAAGATACAGATGAAGCGTACATATGATGAGAATGACTTTATGAGTTTTGACACTTTATCAGAGTTTAATGCTCGCACCCAATGGGACCGTATAGTACATAATGTGGTAAGGAATCCAGAATTTTATGCATGCATGAGTTCCCTCAATAGAAAAACGTTTGCTATTAAATAATGAAGTCTAAGAACTATATTTTAATGCAAATGAAAAATATTTTGATAGACCGGAAAGAATACTCAGAGGAAAAGGCGGAGGCTTGGGTCAGGGAACATGAAACTAAGACGGTCTACGAGCTCATGGTCATGAAGAAGCATCTGACTACGGTCGAAGAAGAGTGTAGGGATGTTTCATGTCGTAGCTCAATTTGGTGCGATGAAGAATATTAAAAAAATAATACGATGTAAGTATAAGGAGTATGTTTAAACGTTGGTGCAAGCAAGAGGGTTTTTGTCACGGGGGCTCCAATCTATCACACGTGCTCATGGATGGTGGTATACTATCTGTCCCGTTTGATAGATTGAATGACTTTTATACTATGTACATAGACGCTGTCAAAGGGGGTGAAAAGTTATTTGTTGTAGAACAAAAGACTGAAAAGTTTCATTTTTTTGTGGATCTCGATTACAAAGATACAGAAGAGTTATCATTCGACACACTCGAAGAAGTATGTAGGACTATATGTGACCGTGTCTCAACATTTACAGATAAAAACGCACTCATATCTGTAGCGGAACCTAAAACCTGTGGGGAACTCATCAAACATGGTATTCATATAAACTGGTCGGGGTTCGTGGTGGATCATGGGTCTGCTATGGCTCTTCATTCTCATATCGTATCGGCGCTCACAATTCTATTCCCCTCAAAGAATTGGAGAGACATCGTGGATACCTCAGTCTACGGTGCTGGAAAGAAGAATGCAAAGGGGAGTGGGTTCCGTATGCCCTGGTCGCATAAAAAGGCGAAGCATGATGCGTGTGGCGGTGCAGGTTGTGAGGGGTGTGAAAAGGGGAGAGTGACACAGGGGCAGTACCGACCGGTTATCTTGTATAACGGTACCCTCAGTCATATTCACGACCGTGAACCGAGTGTGGATATCATGCACATGGCTACCCTTCGTACAGAGGCGACTGAACATGTTATAGTCGAGGGTTCCACGAGAGAGGAGGGATCCTTTAGCATGCAAGAGACTAAAAATGTTTTCCAAGATTTAGAAGTTCAAAATACTATCGAAACATTTATTCGTAAAAACGTGTATGGTCAGGAATCATCTGATGTCTCAAAAATATATATACACGACAAAATATTTTTAGTTTCCACAAACTCTAAGTACTGTGAAAATATCCAAAGAAAGCACGCTTCCAATCACGTTTGGTTTCTCATCGAGGGTGACACTATCACCCAAAAATGTTTCTGTAGGTGTGAGACAAACAAGGGTCGGCTTCATGGATTTTGTAAAGACTTTTCAGG